CAGCAAGCAATACCCAAGTTAATACCTTTATTACCCAAGCAGAAACACGTATATATAATGCGGTTAATATTCCAGCATTAAGACGAAATGTGACGGGTACAGTAACTTCTGGAAATCCTTATTTATCACTACCTTCTGACTGGCTATCAGCTTATTCTGTTGCTGTATATTCAAACGATTTAAGTGTACCGTATACATATCTTTTAAATAAAGATGTTAACTTCATTCGTGAGGCTTATCCTTATCCGGGTTCTAGCGGAACCCCTAAACACTACGCTTTATTTGGCACACAATATAACAACCCTAACGCTTTATCTTATATCCTAGGACCTACACCTGATGCTAATTATCAGGTTGAAATGCATTATTTTTATTATCCAACGTCTATTGTTACTGCCGGAACGTCTTGGCTTGGCGAAAACTATGACCCAGTTTTACTCTATGGATGCTTGTTAGAAGCCGCTATTTTTATGAAAACGGAACAAGATATTATCACTTTTTACACTGCTAAATATCAAGAAGCAATGAATGAATTACGTAGACTCTGTGATGCTCTTGAACGTGGCGATGCGTACCGTAATGGACAACTTACATTAAATGCAGCACCTAAAGGTGGGGTTGTACAGTTATGAGTTTTACCCAAGGTCAATGCACCATATTTAAGCAGAATCTGTTGAACGGATTGGAGAACTTTACTAGTGGAACCTATAAAATTGCACTTTATACATCTTTGGCTAATCTGGACAATACAACTACTGCTTATAGTACTTCCAATGAGATTTCTGGAACGGGATACACCGCTGGAGGACAAACCCTAACCAACATCCCACCGGCTAGTGATACAAGTAATAACTCAGCATATATTTCGTTTAATAATGTTACTTGGACTTCTGCATCCTTTACCTGTAGGGGTGCTTTGATTTATAATGGGACAACAAATGCGGCTGTATGTGTATTAGATTTTGGGTCTGACAAAACAGCGTCAGGCAATTTTACTGTAACTTTTCCAACAGCTACATCCACAACGGCTGTTATCATTCTTAACTAGGAGCAATTATGAGCATTGAAAAATCAAATTTTGGAGACACTGCGGTTGCCTCCGTTACTCGTGGAGCTGGCTCCGATGAGACTTTAGGAATCCAAGGTTATTACACAGTTAAGTGCTATGACAAAGATGGTAATTTAAAATGGGAAGATATTGCCCCTAACCTCGTTACTGCTGTTGGTAAGCAAGACTTATTTAACTTTTACTTCGGTGCAACGTCTAACGGTGGTACAGCTTCAGGTGCTAACTATTTAGGTCTATTAGGTGGTACAACTACTTACACTGCCGCAGATACGATGGCATCACACGCATGGACTGAAGTTGGTTTAGCTAATGCTCCTACATACACAGGTAACAGACAAACTCCTGTATGGACAACTGCTACTAGTTCAGGTACTACACCATCTAACGTAACCACTAAGACTGCTCCGGCTTTAACATTTGCAATGACATCTTCTGGCACAGTTGCTGGATGTTTTATTAACTCAGGTTCAGGTGCATCAGCTACTAAAGATACAACTACAGGTACTTTGTATTCTGCTGGTAACTTTACTGGCGGTTCAAAAACTGTTGCAAACGGTGATTCTTTAGCGGTTACTTATTCAACTACAGCAACTAGTTAATTAGGAGCTTAATGTGGCTCTTGTACTTTTAGATAGGGCACAGCAGACTGGAACAGCAAATACTACCGTAAGTTTTACGTTAACGGGCACAGTAACAGGGTTTCAGTCGCTTGCTGGTATTGGGAATACGAATACAACGTACTATAGTGCGTTTGACGCTTCAGGCAACTGGGAAGTGGGTGTTGGTACATACTCAACAACTGGACCTACCCTTACTCGTACTACCATTTTATCTTCGTCTAACTCTGGAAGTGCGGTTACATTCTCAGGTACAGTTAACGTATTTATTACTTATCCATCTAGCATTACTGATGTTCCTTACTTTTTATCTTTTATGATGGGATGATATGCCAATCTATACAAATACCTCTTATGCAGCCAAAAACGTTGGTACATCCGCATCTACATTAACTACCGTAGCTGCCTCAACAACTGCCGCTATAGCCAGCTTAATTGTTACTAATACAACATCTTCACCAATAACAACTAGTGTTTACTTTACTCGCTCTGGGGTGGACTATTATATAGCGTATCAATCTACGGTACCTGTTGGTGGTTCTTTGGAATGTATTCAAGGTAACCGCCCTGTGTTAATTGCTTCTGATGCATTGAAAGTGTTAACTAGTGTAGCTTCTTCAGCGGATGCAATAGCTTCAGTCTTATTGGCGGCATAATATGGCTTATATAGGCAACTCTGCAAGTATTTCTCAGTACGCCCCACAAGTAACTTACTTTTCTGGAAATGGCTCTACTACGGCGTTTACACTGCCTGTCGGAGTGGTGAGTTCGGCACAGATTTTAGTGTTTGTTGCTAACGTGGCTCAGAACCCATCCAGTGCATATACCGTGTCAGGCACAACGCTCACGTTCACATCAGCCCCACCGACAGGAACTAACAACGTATGGGTTGAGTACACAAGCCTACAGACGAATACAATAGCACCGAGTGCTGGCTCAGTAAACACAAACTCATTTGGTAGCGTAACGTCTGTACCGTTTACAGGTTTTAACTCAATTGGTACGGGCAACTCATCTGCGATGAAAAACAGAATCATCAACGGTCAGTTTCAAATAAGCCAATACAATGGAACGTCTAGTGCTACCGTTGTTGATGGTGGAATGATTATTGATAGATGGAAAGGTTTGTCAATTGCACAAGCGGGTGTATTTTCAGCACAACAACTTAGTGCAAGTCCTCCTGTTGGTTATAGCAATTATTTAGGATTTACATCAAGTGGGGTTACAACACCAGCAACAGGTGCGTGTTTTGGTATGTATCAAAGAATTGAAGCTTTTAATACATCAGATTTGGCTTGGGGAACGGCTAATGCTAAAACCGTTACATTGTCTTTTTGGGTGCAAGCATCAATAGCAGGTACATATACAGGCTCTATTGTTAATTCTGCACAAAGTTATTCTTATCCATTTAGTTACACTATTTCTTCTGCAAATACATGGCAACAAGTATCAATTACAATTGCTGGTCCAACGGCAGGGACTTGGATTAGTGGCACAAATGGAACAGGGGTGCAAGTTGGGTTTAGTATCGGCACAGGTTCTACTTACGCAGGTACGGCAGGTTCATGGTCGGCTAATACATATTACGCAGCAACAGGGCAAACTAATTTAGTTGGTACTTCAAGTGCAACATTCTATATCACCGGCGTACAGTTGGAAGTTGGTCTAGCTGCCACAGGGTTTGAGTATAGACAATTTGATACTGACCTTTCCTTATGTCAACGATATTATTCCAAATCTTATGACTTACCAACTGTTCCCGGAACAATAACGAATGTTGGCTCCATAGGTGTTGCAGGTAATGGAAATGGTTCTTTTGGTGAGTATTTACAACTTAGATTTCAAAGACCAGTGAGAAGCACGCCAACAGTTGTTCAATACTCACCAAATAGCGGAACTGCGGGCAAAATATATCAGCAAGGCGGTTCTGACATAACAGCAAGTGCATTAAATATAGGTTATAACGGATATAACAATCCCGGAGTTACTTTATCTGCGTCAACAATTTATACTTTTCATTACACAGCATCTGCGGAGCTATAAAATATGCCAATCTCAACAATAGACGCAACAGGGTTAAGTCAAAGCCAAATTGTATCGGCAATTAATATGCCGACCGGTAGTGTTATACAGGTTGTGCAAGGCACGAATGCTGTTGGTGTATCGTTAACCACAGGAACTTGGACAGCAACAAACTTAACGGCGTCTATAACTCCACAGTTTTCAACAAGTAGGATTCTTGTTTCTGGAATGATATGGGCGTCCGCAGATACGAACACGACACAACCAAATATTTCTCTTTATAGAGGAGGTTCTTCTATAATTTCTCCTGCATATGGATTAGGAAATATATACACAAATGGAGGAGGTTATTTAGAAAGTATGTTGCCTTTTTATTATTTAGATTCTCCAGCTAGTACTAGCTCATTAACGTATACAATTTATGGAAGAAATGCTACTTCTGTTGGTACTGCAACCATTGGCAATTCAGCAAGACTTGCAGTAATTATACTTCAGGAAATACGCTAATGCCATTCATAGGAAACCAACCCTCTCAGATAGCCTTCTTAACGGACTCGTTTAACGGCAACGGCTCTACAACCGCCTTTACGATGTCTGTGGCACCTGCGAACACTGCGTCTGTCTTAGTAGCGGTTAGTGGCGTTTTGCAAGACCCGTCAACCTACTCAGTATCAGGAACAACACTCACGTTCTCTGGCGCACCGCCGTCAGGCACGGGCAACATATCAGCCCGCTATCTAGGCATACCGGCGTCAGGCGTAACCACCACGGCGTACAGGACAGTAACCGAGTTCACAGCCACGGCAGGACAGACAACCTTCACACCACCATCTTACACGGCAGGATTTATTGACGTACTGCGTAACGGTGTAAGACTAGGCTCGGCTGACTACACGGCAACGAACGGCACAACGGTCGTATTAGCTGGCGGCGGAGCTACATCGGGTGATTTAATCACAACGGTGTCATTCTTTGTGTCTAGTGTTCTCAATGCCATCCCAGCGACTGCGGGTAGTGTGGGCACAACGTACTTAGCGGCGGGGTCTGTAACCCAACCCATCCTAGGAACCAACGTAGCAGGCAACGGACCAGCGTTTAGTGCTTATATGAGTGCTGGACAAGCATTGTCAGCAAGTACAACCACTAAATTAAGTTTTAATACTGAAAGTTATGACACAAATAGCAACTACGACAACGTAACTAACTATCGTTTTACACCAACTGTAGCTGGATATTATCAAATAAATGGTGGGGTTCAATTTGGTGGAATAACTGATGGTTATTTAATTATTTATAAAAATGGTGCTGCTGATAAATATGGACAATTATCTGGGTCAAGAGCAGCTTACATTGCAATTATTTCGGCACAAGTTTATTGCAATGGTTCAACAGATTATATTGAAATGTACACTTTGACAACAGTTGCTGGAACAACGGCATCAGGTTCAGCTTTAACTTATTTCCAAGCCTCACTAGTAAGGAGTGCATAATGACAACATCAAACATACTTTCACAACTAGGCTCCCCCGGCGTTAGCACGGGCATGAAGAATCGTATTATTAATGGTGGTATGGTTATAGACCAGAGATATAGCGGAACAAGCCAAACAGTTACTACAGGCGATGGAACTTTTGTGTGTCCTGACAGAAACTCCTATCAAAAATCAGGTGCTTTTTGTATAGCAACAGCACAACAAGTAACAACAGTTCCAACGGGTCAAGGCTTTGTAAACAGTAGCTTAACAACTATTACTACAGGTGGTTCAGCCGCTTCTGGGGATTACCTAACCGTTGGTCAGCGTATTGAAGGTTTTAATGTCGCAGATTTAATGTATGGGACAGCAAACGCAAAAACAGTTACTGTATCGTTTTGGGCGCAAGCAAGTGTGGCTGGTACATATTCAGGGTCTTTATATAGCCCAAATACAACATACGCTTACATTAATACTTTTACGCTTACGGCAAATACTTGGACTTTTATAACTTTAGTATTTCCGGGCGATACAGCACATGCCACATACACAGGAAATCAAATTGGTTTGTTTTTTAGAATTGATTTAGGCTCTGGAACAAACTTTAATGCTACTGCTGGTACATGGCAAGCAGGTGGATTTAGAACATCTGGGAGTGTTAGCCTTTCCGCTACCACTGGTGCAACATTCTACATAACAGGCGTTCAATTAGAAGTAGGCTCAAACGCTACTAACTTTGAGTATAGACCGTATGGGACTGAGTTAGCGTTGTGTCAGAGGTATTATTGGCAAAACTCTGTAGCATTAGGCGTAACTACAAATATTAATTTATCTCATCCTGTTCAAATGAGAGCAACTCCTACAATGAGTGTTTTAACAGTAAACGCAGGTTCAGGAGCAGTTGTTTCGCCAATTAATTTTACAAACGGTTCAACAGTTACAGCAAGTTTATCTTATTATCAATCAACAGCAAACACCGTTAATGCAAGTGGTGTAGTAACTTCTTCGGCAGAACTATGACATATAAACTTTATAATTTACCTTTAGGTGGGCAATCAGTTATTCGTTTAATTGATAATGCAAATATTCCATTTGACACAGACAACACAGACTACCAAGCATACCTAGCGTGGCTTGCAGAAGGCAATACACCTTTACCAGCGGAGAATACATAATGGCACTAACAACCGTACAAAGTGGCGTAATTGCCGGGGGCACACCAGCGTTTAGAGCATACGCTACGGCAGGGACAACAATTGGGGCTGGAGCAACAGCAAAAATAACATTTGATACAAAAGATTACGATACTAATACAAATTATTCAACTGTCAATTCAAGATTTACTCCAACCGTAGCAGGATATTATCAAATATCTTTAGGAGTAAGACCTACAACATCAACAAGTTCAGAAACAGGGGTTTATTTATATAAAAATGGTTCTAACTATGAAACTTTATATGATGCAACAACAGTTTTATATAATATTTCAGCATCAGCATTAGTTTATATGAATGG